GCAATGGACAATTCATCCCTCGCAACCTCGAACGTGCCGCCGCCCTTCGGCTGGATGGACACGATCAGCCATTCAGCCGCCGTCAGGTCGATGCCGTTGAACGTCAGTTCAATCGGGTAGGTCGAACCGCGTTTCATACTCATGCCATCACCCCATCAACTTACTGTACTTGCCGCTCACCCAGCCGTTGACACCCCTGAAATCCACAAGGTTCCAGCCGTTCTCGCTGGTCAGGCCGCCGTAGTCAAACATATTGCCATTATACGCCACACCTAACGGATTATTGTCCTTATTCGGAGCAGGTCTCACGAAGCAGTCGCCGCCATATATCTTAACTTTGCGCGGTTCATTGTGCGGTTTCTCCAAATCCGCAATTGCCTTGTCCATAGCTGCGCGGGAGAGAGGTCCGTATTCGCCGTCATCCACCAGCCCGTGGTCGCGCTGGAATTTCTTCAGTGCAATCTCCGTCGCGTCGCCAAAGTCACCGTCCGCGCCCCAGCGCCCGCAATCGTAGTCCAGACGAATAAGGTTCGTCTGCATGGCCTTGACGTCCTCGCCCTCGTCGCCGTTGCGCAGGATGCGCGTGCTGGTCGCGGGTGCGTCCACGGGCACGGAAACGCCGCTCTGATCGTAGTCGAAATACTTGGTCATCCAGCCCCAGTAGTTCGGCCTGCGCTCGTTTAGCTTCGTCATGACCACGCCATAATACACACCCCGCGCCTCGATGATGTACCAGTCGCCGCTCGGCACGCCGTCCTTCACGGGCTTGTACAGATACGCGACGTGATGGATGTTCGCCGCAGACGTGCCCCAGAACACCGCCGCACCGGGGACGCGATACCTCGCGGGAATCAACCCGCTGCCCTTCGGAGCGCACCACTGCGCGTAGTTGTACCGCGCCTGCGTGTTGATGTCCACACCGCTGTAGTCCTTGTAAAGCCCTTCCGCGAGGCCGTTGCAGTCCCACACGCGCTGTGCGTGTTCGCGCCAGTACAGCGCCTTTTTGCGCTGATCGGCATTGGTATACTGCGTGTACCACCAACTGTTTACCGCCCACTTTTTCGGATTCTGCCCCGTCGCCGCCATGATATAGCCGTCCTTGCGCTTGTACGCGGCATACAGTTCGGACACAAACTGTCCGATAGGCATTTTCTTCGCCATGATCTATCCCTCCTTACGAAAGGCCAATTGCCGTCCACGTCACTTTAGGCGACGCAGCGCTGGTGCTTACATTTCGGCAAAGCATAGTAAAACTTGATGCCGTTTTGCTCTGCGCTCCAATGATGCAGCTTGACAGGTTTGACTCCAATATTAACTGATAATTTGTCGTGCCAATGGACGCTGAAATGCTTTGGCTCACCGCAGCACTCGCCGCAACGTTACTGAACGTATACGAGCCCGTCGCAAGCACCACGCCCACGGTAGATGGATTAATGTTCAGAGCGGTTCGCCAATCGGCGGGGTTCGGAATTGTCACTGTGCCGTCTGAGGCGATGCTCAATACAACCGTTGTCGTGCCGCTGATGGTCTTTGTGATGCGCAACACGTTGTTATACGTCGATACCTGAAACAGCGCACCGTTTGCTGTGCGCCACTGAATAGGCTGTGCGGACGCGCTACTGCTCGCCTGTCCCATATTAAGGGAACCTTCCATTGTTAGCCCAGACGTAAGCCACGAGCGTATCATTTCCGCTGTAACCTTGTTTGACGCTGAACCCGTGTCAAGTTCAAACATGTCCGTCGTTGCCAGCGTTCTACCAAGCGTTGTAAGTTCGCTGATCTTTTTACCCATAAAATCACCTCTTACGCTATGCCTACAATAATGCCGTCTTTTACCGTGACAGTCCTGTTATCTGCCGTGCGGAATGACCCGCTGCCAACGCCTTGTGCATTGTCTGTGCCGGGATTTATTATGATACCGCCAGTTACTTTTAGAGTATTTGCAACCGTTAACGCGCCACCACTTACAGTGGTTGCCCCATTAATTGTAACTCCAGTATTTCGAACATCAATGCGCTTTGTGCCATCTTGCGAATTGATGCCAAGCGACTGTTCGCTGCTATACAGTGGTGCGCTTATACTGCCGCGCTTCGTGTAATTGGACGTTCCAGATGACGGCGAATAGAATACAATTTCACGGATTTTTAGCTGCCCGCCGTTGTTTATTTGGAACGCGCATTTGTTATTTTCAAAACTCGACAGTTGCGCATCTGTCAATTTCGCGCCGATTGCAATATCGCCATATCTGCCAACGCTGAAACCAGCGCCATCATCATAGCGAAGGTTGATCGTGCCAGATGCAATATTTATGCCGGTGCTATCCCACGTTGAATCTCCAGCAACCCTTAGTGTGCCGCCGCTGATCAGGCTTGCGCTCATTGTGCCGCCTTGGATACAGTCGGCAGACAATGTCCCCTCGAACGTACCAGTAGCCGCATCCAGTTCGCCGCCGAACGTCCCATTTGTAGCCGTTATGCCGTCTTCATCCCACGTTCCTATTACCTGCCCGCTTTGATTCTGAATGATAAGATTGCCATAGTAATTATCATACCCGCCAAGCGTCAGTGTGCCGCCCTCGATTCTATCGGCTCTCATTTTGCCGGATGTAATCAGGTTGGCGTTAAGCGAACCAACGGTAATAAGATTAGCGTTCAACGCGCCCGTTGAAATCATGGTTGCGTTTATCTTGCCATCAGCGGTCAATGCGACATCGTCAAACGGTCCAGCATATCCGCTATGGCTGTGCCCTAATCCGTTCCTGTTGAACCTCCAGACGTTCACCGCCGTTGACGTGTCGGGCGTGTCCATAATCAACAATTCTTCGGGTTCTCCGTTAGCGTTCGGTTTCAAGATGACGTAGCCACCCAGACCACCAGAAATCAGCTGTGTAGCATGATCGACAGCGGTTTCAAGTTCAATCTTTGTAGCGTAATCCCCGCCACCTTCCGAAATAGCATCTATCGCGGTTGATCTAATCAGGTCACCCATGTTGGTTTTGGGTTTGCCTAATTCGATTTCATCATAGCGGTCGAGCAGCGAATTATAGACAACCTTGATAACCTGCATCTTAACGGCGCTGACGCCGTGCTTCGGGCTATACACGCTGACCTTATCGCACAACGAAACGCGCTGCAGCGCGGCAACGTCTGCGTATTCATCCGTCTGCCAAAGTGCGACGAAATCAACCTCGATATTTTCCTTTGCCAGCACGTCGCTGGTTGTCAGTTTGCTTTGCGCCTTTGTGCGTAATTCCTCCGTGGTCGGCTGCTCGGTGAACTCCGATGACAGGTCAAGCGGCACGGGCGTAAATACAATCTCATTGAACACGCGCGTTTCACCGTCTCGCGTCGTGCGCAATTCGTTGTCCCATGTCACACGATCATGCGTATAATACGGCACATTCTCCGCAATAACGAACACTTCAGGCAGCGTCACAAGCGACAGTCCGTCCGATGATTTCCAATACGGCACAACCGCCGTATGTGCTTCGCTTGCGTCTTTTGTCTGCGTAAAATCAGACAAGTTCACGCCATAGCGAATTGAAACGCCGTTGTCATTCCCACGGTGCGCATGGAATTTGACGGTGTAATTATCCCATTCATAATCACCCGTGCCAAACGTGTCCAGAATTGAACCTTGCGAACCACCAAGCGCAGATCGTACGCTTTTAGGTTCCTCAACCTTGAAATTGGCGGTCACGTTTTTGTCAGTCCAGAACGTGAACGGGCAATCATTGTATGCGTTCGCGCGCATGTTTGCCAACGCCAGCGCGCACGTAGACGCCGAGAAAGGCCGCAAGATGACGTTGCACAGGCGATAGGATATATGCCTTGCGTTGAACGTCACAATGCCGTTAATGGGCACGGAGCGCGCGTAGATGTCGAACGGCTGCACGTCGTGCTTATCGTCATGCGTACACGCGACCACGCAGCCTTCTTCAATTTCGGAATAATGCGCGCCTGTTATCGGATAGGTGAACTCGACCTCATAGATGCCGTTGCGCTCCTCGGTAACTGTACACGAAATGCAGTCCGAAAGTCTGCCAAGCCCGTTCGTGCTGAAATCGGTTGCGCCCTTGCTGAACAAAATTGGCGTCATATCTCCCACCACCTCGGCGTTATGCTCACCCTTGTTATGCCGCTGCCAAACGTCACGCCATTAGACCCTGGTTTCAGCGTCGGAAACTCCGAACCGCTGTAAATCTGTACTCGATCATTTTGTGGAGTAGATGCGTTATCTTTGTATGCTTCGCCGGTCTCGCAATCAATGTCAATATACGAGTTGATGCCAGTGAGCAACAGCGTAACCGTGCCAATGCCTACATAGCCGCCCGTGCCCGTAACGCGCAAAAGCGGCTTCGCCGTGAACAGTGTCGGGTTCGTAATCGAACTGCCCGTAGTCGTTACCACAGTGGCCGTCTCGCCGCTTAAAAGATACCGTTGCGGCTTCCTGTCAAACGATAGCACGCCACGCGCGGCGCGCTTGTTCTTCCAGCGCAATTCGGGTTCAAACAATTCACGGAACGCAGCCATGAAATAATGCGTCGTGTCGAAGCTGTCCGTCAAGCGCTGATAGCCCACCTGTGCCGCAAGTGCGGCACGGAGAGCGTGTAGGTTGCTCTCCGTGCTTGCACCGTTGGCAATCAGGATGCCGTAATCGCGTGAGACGTTCTCGTATGTGCCATCGTCCATCAGCAGCGTGCCAGATCGTCCAGGCACGTTATATTCTGTATACTGCCGCGCGGGCGTAACCATCATAGAATCCGTTGGGTACACGTCCGCATGATATGTTGTGCTGCTGATGCTGCCAAACGTAAATGTACTCATGCGAACGCCGCCTTTCTCTGGTTATCCCATGCCACAAACTGCTTCTGAATTTCACGCGCAAGCGCCTTGCTGTCCTGTCCGGGCTGCTGGTAGATGTTGAACGTCGCATTTACAGCGCTGCCGCCAGCACCGGCAATCTCGCGCAGCTTCGATTCACTCAAAACAACTTCGCCGCCTACGCCATCTCCAAACCCTTTCAGACCATTTGCTGTAGGCAGAACCGTAGGCTTCGTGAACAACATCGGGTTATCATACGCCTTGCGATACCAGCTAACGGATACCTGCGGATACGGCGTGTTTTCAATCCAGTTCCAACCCGATACGTAAAAGTGCGGAGTACGAACGTAAACGCCCGAAAAATCCAACGCACCGCTAACCCAGCTATATAGATCGCCAATACCGTTAGTGATACCGTTACGAATGTTCTGGCCTAACTGCCACCAGTTCATACCGTTTACAGCATTGTACGCGCTCTCAAACGGATTTTTGATAGCGTCAGTTAGCTCGTTGCCCCAGGTACCATTAAGTCCTTCGTTGAAATTCGTCTTTGCATCCGTACCCATGGCCTTGAATACATTTCTAACATTCGACAATAGCTGCGCAAGCACCGTCAGTACAAGATGCGCGCTATCGTTAATGCCTTGCACAAGTAAGTCCATCATGTCGGGGCCGTAGGTGTCAAAGTCAGCCAGCGGGCCTTCTTCGGGCTGCGAGAAACCGATTAGCTTTTTAATGCCGCCGGGGATAAGATCGCTGAACCACTGTTTGAACGATTCCCATTTGTCAATAATGCCTTGCTTGAAATTATCAAGTAAATCCTTGCCCCAACTCAACGCACTTGCAACAATACCATTTTCACCAGTAATGCCACTAATCAAGCCGCCCCAGAAACCTGAAATCCATTCACTAAAAGTTGTCCAAGCCGTTTCCAAGCCGGATTTTAGGTTGGCAAGAATACTGCTGCCCCAATCCAACGCACCTGTGATAATGGTATTCACGGCATCTGGTATAGCATCCCAAAGGCCAGTAACCCAATTCTTGATCGCGTTCCACTTTTGCTTCAGACTATCGCCGAAATTGCCAAGTAACACTTTGCCCCACGCTTTAGCGTTTTCAATGACCGTTTCAACCAGTGTGACAATACCATTCCAAACACCCGTGACAATCCCGCTAATGCCGTCCCATGCCGTCTGCATATCGCCACTAAACACACCTTGGAAGAACGCGACAATGCCCTCATAGATGGGCTTGACCGTGTTTTCCCAAAGACTCTTGACGGCTTTTAGCGCGGTGCCGATCGTGGTCTTAATTGCCGTGAAAACGTTCTGGATAATCGGTTTTAGTGTATCGCGCACGAACACCACAATAGCTTCAAATGCAGGTTTGAGAATGCTATCCCAGAATCCCGAAATGGCATTAAAAACCGCTTCGATTTTCGGCTGGAGGTTCTGCCATGCATTACGGATTGTCGGAATTAGCGTTGCCGTAATCCACGTATACATAGCCTGCAAAACGGGCTTCAACGTATCATTCCAGAATCCAGCTATTGCGTTGAAAACAGCTTCAATTTTAGGTTGCAGGTTCTCCCATGCTGTCCTAATTGTCGGTATGAGTGTAGCTGTTATCCACGTATACATAGCTTGTAACGCAGGCTTCAAAGAATCGTTCCAGAACCCAGCTATAGCAGTAAATACAGCTTCAATCTTAGGCTGTAGGTTCTCCCACGCAGTTCTGATTGTCGGTATCAGTGTCGCCGTTATCCATGTATACATAGCCTGTAAAACAGGTTTCAGCGTATCGTTCCAGAAGCCCGCAATGGCGTCAAATACGGCCTGTATTTTAGGCTGTAGGTTTTCCCATGCCGATACCAGCGCGGGGATTAAGCTGTCAACCATCCACGTCCAGAGCGCTTGTAACGTCGGCTTCAATGTATCGTTCCAGAATCCAACGATGGCAGTTATGACCGTGCTGATCGCATTTTTGATATTGTCCCAATTGTCACGAATTGCGGGGTACAGCGTGTCACGCACAAACGCCACAATCGCGTCAAATATGGGGATAAGATTATCGCGCACAAAATTGACCACAACGCCAATAACGGTCTTAATCGTCGTAAAAGCATCAGAAATGAACTGCCTGATTTCGGGCATATGGCTTTTGACCCAATCAAGCGCGGTCTGGATAAGCGGCATCAGATCAACGCCCAATTGCGTGACGATTGCGCCGAACGCGCGCTTGACCTGATCTATGGTGTCGGTTAGATGCACGCCAGCGTCAACGGCTTCGTCATCCATCACAAGACCGAGTTCGTGCGCTTGCTGACGCATTTCGTCAATGCTCCCTGCTCCAGCGTTCAGCAGCGGCACCATTTCAATGCCCGCTTTGCCGAACAATTCAGTCGCAAGCGCGGCGCGCTGCGTTTCATCATCAACGCTCTGCAATGCCGCAACCGTGTCAAAAAATACATCTTCCTGACTGCGCATGTTGCCTTCATTGTCCGTAACAGCAACGCCCAGCGATTCGAACATTTCAGTCTGCTTTGTGCCGCCTTCTGTTGCACTAACCATCGCAGTACGAAGCGTCTTCATGCCGACTTGCAGGCTGTCAACACTTGCGCCTGACTGCGACATGACGAAATCCAATTCCTGATACGCTGTTCGGCTTATGCCGATCTTTTGCGACATTTTGTCGATTTTGTCAGTTGTGGCGGCTGCGTTGGTCGCAAGTTTAACCGCTGCGGTTGCTACAGCGGTAACGCCATCGGAAAGCCCCAACGCCGCTTTGCCCGCAACGGCAAAGCCCTTTTTCAACTTTGTGCCAAAGCCATTCGCCTTTTTCTGCGTCTTTTCCATGCCGCTTTGAACGTTGCTTATGCCGCGTTCAGCTTGCGCAGTATCCGCACCAATGCGGATTAACAGGCTCATTAAATCCATTATTCCGTCACCACCGTTAGCCCACCACGGGTTATAATGTCGAGTATGATTTCATCCCCGCTTTTATCCTCCGTGTCGGGGTGATTGAGCATATCATAAAAACGTTTGTCAACGTTAAATGCCGAGCGCAGCACATCCGTCATGTAATACTGATATGCGCGTTCTTCCTGTTCACGTTGAATAGCGGCTATGCAGTGTTCAACCACATAGCCGCTTCCCAACAAGTCCAGCAAATCGAGCCTTACGCTTTCTGCGTATCGGAAATATTTATCAGCCCCAAATTCACCAACGAGGTAAAAAAATTCCTCACGCTTTCGTTTGCGATAAGTTCCGCAAAGCTGTCCAGATACTCCGCAATTTCGTGATCGTCCACGTTTTCAGGTTCAACGAAGCAGCACAGCGCAAGCAGTTCCATCGTCTCATCCGGGTGCTGTTCGGCGATAGCGTCAAACATCTTCGATACATTCTCGCGCCCGATCTCCGCAAGCCGCTTGTTCTTCTCCACAATCGGCATATCCTTCGGCAGCGTCGGCACGTTCTTCCGAATGTTCATAATGTCCGTCAGCTTCAGCCACTTCTCCGCGGCTTTCTTGATCTTCACCGTCTGCCGCAGAAATTCGCTCGGTTTGCAATTCGCCAGGTTCTTCATCGTTTGCCTCCTTAATGGTCACCGTTTTAATCATTCGTTGCTGTGCCCTTCAAGTGGGTTCAGCCGTGCCAGCCTTGACATACAGTTCAAACGGCACAGTATCCTGTTCGCTATTGCTATAGTGGCCGGTGAACTCAAAGGCGAAATTGCCCTTGCCCTTATCGCTGGACTGAATCTGGAAACCGCCAGTAGACAGCGCGTTCAGCAGATGGATAGCAATAAAGCCGCCGTTGGTGCTGCCGGTCTTATCGCTGTAATCGCCCACCCACCACAAGTCAGAGAAATCAGCCTGATCAAGGTCGTTACGCGGCACAATCTTGGTCGCGTCAGTGGCATCAATTACGCCAGCGCCAACCAGCTTCTTCGCCAGTTCAGCGGTCATAGACACAAACGTGCCCGACATGGTCGCTTCCCAGCTATCAAGCTGCTTGAACTCCTTCATGTTCTTCGGCGCGTTGTCGATGTCTTCGGCAAAGTCGGTGTATTCGGGCGTAGCGGTGAAGCTAATGCCGCCGCTGGTTGCGCCAAGGATGTTCGCGGCCGTCAGCGTTGCCGTCGAAGGCGTAAACTCGGACAGCAGCACGCCAGCATTAAGCTGGATTTCCTTAAAGGTATTCGCAGGAATCTGAGTGAATTTCAATTGTCATCCCTCCGTCAAGTCGTATAGGCATAAATGGTGAAATTGAGATAATACACCTTGAGCGTATCGTCGCCCTCCATAGGCTGCTCTTGCACAAACGGCGTGCCTTTTTCAAGCACAAGACAGCCGCCATCTGTCGGGAGCATTGCCCCGCCACCGATAGCAGCTTTAATCTGATCTGCTTTGGCATTGATAGCGACATAGGACGTATCACGATACCACACACGCGCAAAGATCGTCGCCGCATCCATCCAATCGGGTTCGACAACCTGATATGTGATATACGGCAAAACAGCGCTGTCAGGTACGTTATATTCCACATACGCAGGCAAGCCAAAGCCGCTGAAAAAGTTATACAGCGCTTTTGCAGTATTGGTCATGCGGGCAGTTCCCACCTTTCGGCCGTAACCTGTCCGATCTGGAAACTGGCAACGCTGGGCGTCTGGCTATCCTTGATATTGCTTGTCACACGGAACACAGCGCCGTCACGCTCACGCCGAAAAACGTCATGAAAGGCCAGCGGCGTGCCCTTGTCAACGGTCACGGTATATACCTCCGTAACGCCTTGCTTTTCAGCCGCGCGTGCCTGCATGCTACTGTCCTTGACAATGGCCGCGCTGAATGCCGCGCCATCGACCCACGTCTGCGTAAAGCCGCCTTGCCCGTCAGGCACGGTACGCTTATCCAGCATCGTGCAAGGTTCCTTCATAACGTCAATCAGGCTCATAGCGTCCTCCCTATGCCAGTTTCCTATACGGGTTCAGTCGTTCTTTGAATGTGTTCTGCCAACCGGCGCTTGCGGTTGTCCCGTCCGCGTTTGTGCCGGTTGCCAGCGCATAGCTGTAACCGCCAAACGATTCCGACGTGTACGGGCTTGCTACAATGTCACCGTTCTTTTCCTGCCAGTCCGAAATTTCGGACACCAGATCAAGAAACAGACGCGGCACGCGCATCTCCCATATTACGCCGCTGAACGTTTCATCCGTCAGGCCAAACGCCGGGTATTGGTATACGCCGTCATTCAAGCGGCTCCCGCAAATGCGGAAATACTGACCGTCTGCCAGAAACGGCAGCGAGATACTCCCGCCCTCAATGCTGAACGTGCCGCTATAACGCGCGTATACAAAATAGTTGTGAATGTAGGCGCAAACCTGTTCTATCATGCATGCCGCCCCCTATCCGGGGCAGGAACGGCCTTTTTAGCC